TGAGATATATTATAGCCCAGAGCTAGGGGCAATTGCTAGCAAAAAAAGCTATGAATCGATGCCAAAAAAAGGATACGGAATAAGGCTCGGCACATGCTCGATCGAAGGATGCACCTTCAATGTGCTCGCGCTTGGGCTATGCCAGCAGCATTATGAAATGCGCCGCGCCGCCGAGCAGCGCGCGACTCAGGAAGCCATAGACAAAAACGCGCTCGCCATTGGCAAGAACGGCAGATCCAAAGGCGGCCCAGGCGCGGGGCTTGGCGTGCATAATGGCGGCGGCGGCCCGACGAAGCTGACTTATGACGAGCCGACCCTTAAGCGGATTCGGGATCTCGCCGGGCTGCAATGCACCTTGCCGGAGATCGCCGGGGTGCTGCAATGCTGCGACGACACGCTGCGCAAGTTTCTGGATGATCACGAGGAGGCGCGCCGCGCCTTCCGCGAGGGCAAGGAAAACGGCAAAGCTTCTTTGCGCCGGATTCAGTTCGTGCAGGCGAAGCGATCCGCGGCGATGGGGATCTGGCTCGGCAAGAACTGGCTTGGGCAGACAGACAGCTACCGGATCGGGCCGCTTAACGGCCAGCCCGGATCGGCGGCCGATGACCTTGGGTGCCTGGAATCCGCAACGGCGCTGCTGCGCGCCGTCCGCAGCGAGAGCGAATAGGTGAGGTGAGGCAATCCATATTGGCGCGATAAGGATCCGCCGCGCGAGCCCAAGCCCGAAGAAGATCTCATTCCGTGGGAGCAGGCTTATCGCGAGCTTCGCGAGGAATGGCGCGAGAAGCCCATTGCCTACGCGAAGCACCGGCTAGGGCTCATCGCCACCCACCAACAGCGCGAACTCTTAAACGCCATCAAGGAGCCCGGCGCGAAGGTCACCGCGCGATCCGGGCATGGAACCGGCAAATCCGCTGGCTTGGCGGTCGCCATCTGGTGGAAGCTCGAATGCTTCGACTATTCCAAGGTTCCGTGCACTGCCCCGAGCGCCGTCCAGCTTCGCGACATTCTTTGGGCCGAAATCGCTAAGTGGTATCGCCATTCCCTTGAAATGAGCCGCGCTTGGGGCATGCCGCAGGAATACTGGCTGTCGTCGCTTTTCGAGATCACGCAAGACAAGATCGCGGCCCGCGGCGCGCCGCGGGAATGGTTCGCGGTCGCTAGAACGGCGCGCCCCGAGCAGCCGGACGCCTTGCAGGGCTTTCATGCTTCGGACATCACTATCAGCGAAGACGGGCGCGCCATCATCGTAGACGAAATAAGCGCCGATGATCTGCATAAAGGGCAGATCATGTTCGTGATCGAGGAAGCCGGGGGCGTTCATGACAAAGTCTTCGAGGTCGCGGAGGGCGCGCTTTCTTCGCCTAATGCGTCCCTCCTTATGGGCGGCAATCCAACGCGCTCGACGGGCTACTTTGCGGCGTCGCATAAGCAAAATCGGGCTGAATTTAAAACCCTCCACTTCCGCAGCTCAGAAAGCCCGCTGGTTGCGCCGGGATACCGGGATGGATTAGTCCGCAAGTTCGGCGAGGGCAGCAACGTCGTTCGCGTCCGCGCCGATGGCGATTTCCCGCGCCTCGATGACGATACGCTGATTCCGCTCGATCAGGTGGAAGCCGCTATCGCGCGGCCTCACGTCGATACGGTCGAGGCGGGCGACCGCCGCTTAGGGGTGGATATCGCGCGCTATGGCGACGATCGCACTGTGTTCGTTTTGCGCGACGGCCAGAATGTCGAACAAGTTCGGGTTGAATCGAAGCTCGACACCATGCGTTGCACCGGCATCATCGTGTATCTGATTCGCAAATGGGCTGCGAACAGCGTCCACATCGACATCAGCGGCGGGCTCGGGGCCGGCCCTTATGACCGACTCAGAGAATTGAAGCGGGCGGGCAAGCTGCCGGAAGGCTTGGTTCTGGTCGGCGTCAACGTCGCCGAGAAAGCGCCGCATCGATCCGGGCTCGCCACCGATTACCAGCCTTACCGGCTGCGCGACTACATCTGGATCGAGATGGCGGATTGGATCGCCAACAGCGAGCCGTCTTTCGCCGATATTCCAAGGGATGTAGCCGAGGATCTTGCGGGCGAATTATGCAGCGTCCGCTTCGCGATAGACTCGTCTGGCAGGCTCGTGATAGAGAGCAAAGACATGATGAAAAAGCGCGGCTTGCGCTCATGCGATCTTGCGGACGGACTCGGCACCACTTTCTTCTCAGCCGGGGTGATCGGTCCCGGCGCAGCGCTGTTTGAGATCGTTCGCCGCCAAGCGGAAGCCATCAAGAAATCCAAAGAGGAAGCCAATGTCGGGAAAATCGCCGCGTAAAGAAGCTAAGGGCAAGCCGAAGCAGGATAAGCCAGCCCAGAAGCAGGAGCAGACACAGCCCGTCAAGGATGCGCTGCGGCCGAAAAAGAAAAGCTGATGTTTAAATGGGCTGAAAAGCAGCCGGACGAAACGAAGCCGAATCCGCCGCCGCCGGATCCGCGCATGCGGATGGCGAAATGGTTCGTCTACACTCATTTGCCGGCGCATTTGCAGCCCATTAGCCGCGTGTTCTACGAATTGTCGGTCTGGATGATGAACACCATTCCGCCCGGGCCGGAAGCGACGGAAGCCATGCGCAAGCTTTTGGAGGCGAAAGACTGCGCTATTCGCGCGTTCGTAGACGGGCAGCCGACCGCTTTGAAAGATCCGCCTCCTGGCGAAGGCTAAAAAAAGACCCGGCGGGATTGGCGTCCACCGGGTCAGTCCACCACTACCACAACTAGGGAGGAACCGCTGAGAGAAGGAACCAACAAAGCGGGTCCGCGTGTTTAAGGATGGCATACAATCGGGAATTGTCAAATGGCCCTCCCCACAGAAGATACTCGGCGGCTCGCTGAAACTATCATCGAGCAATGGATCAAGAATGAAGCGTTCTTCTCAGATCTTGATGTTGTTTACTTGCTGGAATTTGAAAAAAAGGCAGCATGCGTCCCATCTGGGCAAGAGGACGCCGAGCAGCCAAGGGGCGGCAGCATCGAGCATGTTCGCGACGGCTATTTCGAAAAGCGCATAGGGCGCATCGCGGGCGGCCCGCCGCCGCGCGGCAAGCCTAAACTGTCATCAAAGGATGCTACTATCGATCCTATCGCTGGAATCGAATCGACCGCGGCGGTTCACCGGGCGATCATGATTGCCGAAAAACAAAGATAGGATTACGATGACCGACGATGAATGGAAGGCGGTTCTTGAGCAGCTTCGCAAGCTGTATCCGGGCGGTCAGATTCCAGCCAAGGAAATATACCAGCCGGATCCTGTAGCAAAAAGCGAACAAGGGCCGCTTGAAGTAGTGCAGGCGACATTTGCTAACTGCAAAATCAGGAAATAGCCATGCCGATCTTCTTTGACCCGAATGCAATGAATCAGAATGCCCAAGGCGATCAGAACCAGGGCAACAATCTAAACTTCTCGCAGCTTGGCTCGCTCTTCAATGCGATCAATAACGAGGTCACCGGCGGCGTCTCCGCATCCAATCAGCAGTTGCTCCTCGATCAAGTGAACACCATGCAGCAAGGGCTTCAGACCCTTGCTACTAACGGGATGTTCACGGACGGGGCGACGATCACCCATCTTCAGAACATGGCCGACCAGATGAGCTATCTGTCGGCAGGCATCAGCCAATTCGGGCAAGGAGCGATCACTGGCAACGGCTTCAACGTCTCATCTGGCACCTTCGATCCGAAGTTCATCAATGATGTTGTGCGGGATGTCCAGGACATCGCCCAAGCGGATCCCAACCTCGCGGGCATGGTCGCTGGCAATCATGGGTTCCAGCAAGTCTCCAACCTCTTGACGCCGCCGACGCCTTACAACGACACCGCGGCGCAAGACGCTTTCATGGTGAATTTCGTCAGCCAATCCAACTCTTTGGCTAATCGAGCCGTGGCGGTCGCCAATGGCGGAACCGATCCGAATCTCGTCACCGATCTTCAGAACTTCCAAGCCGCCAACGTAGCCTTCGACGCCCAGCAGCCGGGACTCTATCAGGCGCGCTTCATCAACGAGCTGGCGAACAATTCCGTCTCTTCGACGGCGATCAACGAAATCATCAACGGCATTCATAACAATAATCCAGCTTTGATTAACGGCGCTGCGACCGTTCTGACGCAAAACGCCGCCGACGTTTCCGGCAACAACCAGTTCATGGGCATCGATATCGGCACCGGGCAGCCGGTGCCCGCTCCTTTAGCGCCGCCGGCGGCGGATAGCGTTCACAATGGCGGGCTTTTCTTCAACGACGCGGCCACCAAGCTGATCGGCGGCGTCTACGCCGGAAATCAGGCTTCGATCGTTTCTGACTTGCACAATGCCGCGACTGGCGTCCAGACCGATATCACGGCGCAGCCTTTGACCGGGCAGGCGCTGACCGACGCGCAAAGCGTTATTTCCCTTCTCGGGCAAGAGGCTGGCGCGGTCGCCGGGATCAACACGGCCAATCCGACTCCGGTGGCGGCCGTCAATGCGGCTATTGGCGCGGATCAAGCGCAGATCCTCAATATCGTCAACAACGACGCGACGCTGCACAACCTCGCCAACGGCGGCTTTCTGCCTAATCCGCCTACGCCGTTTCAGAATCAGAACGACCAGGGGCAGAACCAGCAAGTCGCGCAGGGCGCGCAAGGCAACCAAGGCGCGCCGACGGCGGGAACTGCTTCGGCCGGACAGGATATGTCCGCATCCCATGATATCGCCCCGTCTTTGGCGATGGATATGTCTCACGTCAACTACGCGCATATGTGGCACCACGCCTAAGCATCCCCATGGGCGGTTATGGCTAACGCTCTGCTGATAGTTCTGCGGCTAGCCCTCGCTGTCGGGGTCGTTTTTGGGTTGGGAATGTGCTTCTACGCCAGCGTCCACGGCGATTGGCAAATCGCCTTGATTTCCGGCGGAGTCTATGCCTTTAGCCTGATCATGCTCTCATGAAGAAAGCCGACCTCATCATCGTCATGATCCACTGGATGATGGTCGTTATTCTGCTTGGGACCGCGGCGACGGGGATCTTGCTGTGGGATAAGGATCTCCAGCCGCTCGCCGCAGCCGTCTTCGCGCCGGAAAATGTGGGCGTCATCCACATTTCACTTTCCGGCGCTGTGGTGGCAATTTTCCTCCTCCATTTGTGGTATCTGAGGCATAAGAATTTTCTCGGCCGCGTCGCCCTTCAATGCCGGATGCTGAGGGACGGGAAATGCATCTGGAAGCGGGTCAATGTGGCGTTCTATTGGGTTCT